AAATAGCTGGAGTGTTAGAAATAACTGGAGTGTTAGAAATAACTGGAGTGTTAGAAATAACTGGAGTGTTAGAAATAACTGGAGTGTTAGAAATAACTGGAGTGTTAGAAATAACTGGAGTGTTAGAAATAGATGAAGTGATAGATGTTTGTGTATGAGTTAAGATGGGATTAGCAGAAGCTGGTATACTTACCTTATTACCAGGCACGATCGTTACAGTGACATTAGGTTTTTGGACGATTAATGGTGGTAATTTCAAACGTGAATCATTTAATTTAACCACAGTTTGCGTTGAATTCGTCTTAACTTCTTCTGTTTGTGGTAGCCGTAATCCTGGAAGAGTAACACCAGATGGTACAGCGGTTACTGATAATGCTTTGGCTATTGAGGATTGTGTCTTTCCTTTAGGTATAGCTTTTGCTTTAGGAGTCTTGGGTACTTTCGGAGCTTTAGGAGCTTTTACTGCTTTAGCTTTTGGAGTCTTAACGGGTTTAGGTATGATTTCCTTCTCGGGTTTAATCTTGGTAACTTCTTCCGTCTTGGGCTTCTGTACGAGTGTTGGTGTTATACTAATGTTGTCACTACCACTGGTATCACTAAGTCTTAAGACTGTATCAGTACCTTTAATTTTGAGGTTTTGTAGATCAGTCTCGGATTCGGAAGCATCTATGCCAGTTCTCTCATTACGTACTAGGAGATTACGTAGGAATTGCTGAGAAATCTCTTTAGGTTTATCTTGATCTTCGAGTTTCTTGATATGATTTGTATATAACTTTAGTAGTGCTGTTTTCATTCTGGATGTATGCAAGACGGCATAGTGATCTTCGAGTTTGTTCATCTTGATTAAATCCTTAACATCATTGATGTGCAAGTTATATTCAATAAGATATTGAATGCCAAGCTCTTGAGTTCCGTTAGGTTCTAATAAGTTATAAAGAATTATCTCGCTTAATGCTCTAACGTCCTCTAAGGAATAAGTATCATCTCTATTGATCTTGCGTACAAGACCATTTATATTCTTTTGGTTGGCTCTCTGAAAACTAAATCTACCTAATGCAGTAGTAAAACTTACCTTCTTATAAGCACTCTTTTTGTTACGATTGACATAGAAGCATGGAACCCATGAAGAAGAAAGACCATGTATTTCTTGTAGATGCCAACTCTGGTTGTTATACATGGTTTTATCTATGATATCGCCTAATACTATACTATCGATAGTCTCACGAATATTAGATAGTTTTTCGAAATCGGAAATACCAATTTGTAGAGGGATAAAATCAAGATAGTTTTCATGCATCATCATGGGTAATAGACTTTTTTCAGTTTCATAAATTTTCAAGAGCTGATCAGGTTTGGAAGCTTGATTAAAGAGTCCATTTACTTTTTCAGTTAGATGTAAATCTAGATCTTTTGAGCAGAATATAGAGTTTTGATCTGTTACAAGATTTGCATCTATTTCAACTAACTGATCCTTACCTGATTCACCTAGTTCACCATTTTCTTTTTGGGGAATCAGCTTATGTTGATGGTGTCTCTCGTCACTGGAATATGATGTATTTAAGCTGGCCATAGTACACAAGTTCTGTAATATTGTTAGAAGTCTACGATAATCTCCTTGGGCTTGACCACAAACTAGATCTGCAGCTTCTTCTGTGATAGTGAATTTTTCTATTGCTGAAACCCTATCTATGACGGTTCTGAGTTCTTTCTTAGTTGGTTTTTTAAAGACAATTTCCTGACAATCTTTCTTTAGTTCCTTCATCTTCTTATCAGTATTATCATTGCAAATACAGATGATTGGGGGTATCCACCTTTGAGCTAATGCAGTCTTTTCTTCCTTCTTAACACTTCTTTTACCTCTAGTTGGATTTATAAAACTTATAAGTTCGGCCATGCCACCCATATCTCCCGAACTCATACCATCAACCTCATCCATAATGATTCCGAAACTTTTATAATCTGGTGAGGCCTTATCAACCGATCCCGTATTTATGATATGAAAAAGGTTTTTGTGAACTAGCTTTTTACTTCTAACATCTGAAGCATTGTATTCCTTAATTTTATAACCATGTTTTAGTAAGACGGCATGAGCTAGTGTTGTCTTACCTAGACCAGGAGGACCTGATAACAACAGTGCCCTTTTGATATTAGGATCTTTATTTTTATAAGCTTTAAACCAAGCTTCAATTTCATCGATCTGTAAGTTGCTACCTACTAAATCTTCGATCTTTTCTGGTCTATATTTTTCAGTCCATACTTCGGTCCTACCGTTCTTGGACTTTGATATTGTTGAATCATTATCCGTCTTACTGTCTTCATTATCCATGATTTTATCTACCTTATCTGCGGTTGCCAAGGTTCCCAGACTTGTTAAATTCATGAGGTTTTTATTAGAAACCTGGCTCATAGTTTTTAAATGATGCTAGTCTTGCTACTTTTATGCTATCATTTTTTCCAAATTGGGATTATATGCCTATTAATAATTAAATTTATCTGTTACTGATAAATCTGATTTTTGACTTTAGAGGTAAAATGAAAAAAGCCAAAACGCACAAAAATTTGAATTGAATATATTATGTATTACTCGAATAATAGTAACTTAAAAGGTATGAATGATGAGCCTCCAAAGCCTCTATTCCAGAGCTACAGAGAGTCTTTTAGAAATTTTTCTTTTAAAAGCTTATTCACTAAGCTAAAAGATTTAAAGGAAATTATAATAGAATATACGATTCTTACGGTTACATACTTGTTTTATCCTTTTAGTTCTAAGTTATTGTTTCCATATTTACTAGCATTAGATGGAGTCTTTTCAACAGTTGCGTTTTTAAGATTACATTCAGATAATCTTACACAAAGTCAAATTATCGAGAAAATTGGTTCTATTTACAATATTGATCTAATAGATCGTTATATTTATTATATCGGTCTATCCTTGATTTATGAATATCTTCGAATTGTTTTCTGGTTAAACCAATACCAAACATATTATTTAATGTTCTTCCTCCTCGCATCATTAGGTGTTCCCAATCAAATCAATAAATTATGTAAAACATGGTTAAATCCCAGTTTCAGTATGCTTGGTAAACTAAGAGTAAGGATCTCTAGGACTATTTGTGCTTTTATATTGGCACGTATTATGAATTTTCTATCCTTGATCTGTGTTGACTTGAGACCAAACATACGGACGGCTGAGTTGTATCCATTAATGAAGACGGCAACTCTTAGTAATACACCTAAAACGTTATTGAACTTTCTGATTGCAACATTAGTACAGTACACTCAGAATAATGGAAGGACTATGAGTAGTAAATTAATAAGAGTAGTTTATCGCTACAATACTGGTAAGAAAATCGCAACTGTAAAATCCGAGGAACAAGCCAAAGAAAAGATTGTTAAAGTACTTGTGGAAAGACGTTTTAATGAACTTATAAGACCCGATACTTTACAGACTGTGTTTTATCTATATCAAACCAAGGAAGACGGTTTGCTCTATACTTTCTTTACTGAATTCGAGTATCGTGTGTTACAAATAGGTACCGTTTTTACGCTGACAAAGAATATTCTAAACTTACCAGCATATGTAGCAGCATTCTTCTCAATATGTCTAGTATTGTATCGGGTTTTATATACAACTGTTGAACATAGACCCTTAAGTAATTCAAAAGGTGATTCAGATAATATAAATTCAAAAGCAAAAGATTCAAAAAAGGATGATAGTTCAAACTCGGTTGAAGGACATGAAATTCGCAACCCTACGAGTGATATTTTAAGTCTAAAACAGGATGAGAAACATGAAAGAAATGAACGTATTGTAAGAATGATGATAGGACGTGTGTTGGGACTTTTCATTGGATTTTTCTTACCAGAGGACTACTTACTAGTCACATTAGTTTCTGAATTAACTTATTATCTAATCATACAATTCGAAATGCAGCTTTTAAGAATAAAAGAGCTTTTCTACGCATCCTTTTTTCAAGAACTCTATAACGAGCTAAGTAATATGACTCCAAAAATAATACTATCCAAAATAAACCATGAAACCCGTTATCTTTTAGTTAGTCTCTTAGTATCTAGCCATTGGTATAGTTTGTTAGGAGCCTTAGTCTTGGCACCAAACCTTATAACGTCTAGTATGCTTCTATTTCAAGCACTTTTATTACGAATAAGTGGATATAATTGGTCACATTTCTGTCTTTTTCTAGTCCAGAGTCTCTTTTATCAGTATTATTCACCTTATTTAACCGATATGATACAAACTCTCAGGGATCTTCAGACTAAAAAAGCTCAGGGAAAAGCTCAGGAGTCAATGGAATCCCCAATTGATAGTATTAGCTTTATTCAGCATTTAGATGCCAGTTACCATCCAATAACGGACCGACTTAAGGATTCACCACAAAAAAATGCGGTCAATGCGGTCAATGCGGTCAATGCAATCAATGCTGTCAAATATCCAACTAATAACAAAGATGCAGCTATCACTGAACGTGTGGAAGAAGCTAAAGAAGCTAAAGAATCTAGAGAACCAAAAGCACAAAAATCGAGAGAGCCACAAAAATCAAAAGAACTAAAAGAACTTAGAAAATCTAAAATAGATAAGAACTTGAATGACATGAACGATGAGGAAATAGAGAAGGCAATAGATCTTATATCTTCTCAAAATTTGCCCAGTCCTGATAAAGGACCAGTAATTACAGATGAAGCGACGGAGGCTATGATGAGATCCTTACGAAATAAAGGAGTAATACCTGATCTAGACAAGAGCATATACCTTGGATCTGTTTCATCTCATCTGAACCCGGAGTTAGTTCCAGATTCGACAGAAGAAGCATCGGAACTATATTCAGAATATTAACAAAAGCGCAACTACTAATTAATAGTACTTTGACTGTCTTAGTTGGTAGGTCTTATTGGTGGATTATTTCAAAGCAAAGTCAGTTAAAGGTTAAATAGTAAAAGAGGCTCATATGTACAAGTTATTGATGGCCATTTCAATATCGGCTACTGTAAACCGCATAAGATCTTCTTTGGAGAAAGTATCTTGCAAAATAAGTCGAGTTGCTTGACAATTAATTGCTCTCTCAAATAAGTTGCGTACTTCACGTGCATTGCCAAAATACCGTTCACGGCCATGTAAGGCAGCTTCTTTTAGAGCAGTACGCGCCCATTCCTCTACTTTTTTCGTTGCGGCATCGTCACATTCGTAATGATAGACACGACCCATGGACAGGAAGATTTCTACAAGTTCGGAGGCTTCATAATCTGGAAAAGTAATAATCTTACCAATTCTTGATCGTAATCCAGGATTATTATCCAAGAAATTCATCATCTCATCGGTGTAACCAGTCATGATTACAACAAGATCATCTCGGTAATCTTCCATGTATTTAACTAGAGTAGTGATGGCCTCATGCCCAAAATCTCTTTCCGAACTAGGAGCTAATGCATAGGCTTCATCTATCAATAAAACACCTCCTACTGCTTGCTCAATAATGTCTCGTGTGTTATTAGCAGTTTGAC